ATTGCTGAAGCACCTTGTGCCTCTGTCATGCCAAGGGGGGACAACTTATTTCCTTTCTCACCAATGATACGCTTAACCTCGGCGTAGAACTTCTCACGATCCTCTGGAGTCATTCCTCCAGCGATGTCGCGCGCCTGCTTGAGAACCTCCTTGTCGGACCTAAAGTCACCACCACCTGCGAAAGCGCGAGCCGCCGCCTCCGGGCCGCTGGTAAAGTTAATGAAACGAGTGATGATTTTACTGGCAGACTCAACAAGCCACATGAAACCCCAGGCGATTTGACCAACGGCTTCAAGAGCGATGTTTTTGATGCTTTCCCAAAGTACTGAAAGTGCATCAGACATCTGCGAAATGGCGTTTACCGCTTCCTTGCTGGTCGTGTAGGTAAAGTTCTTGGTCGCCATAATCTGCGCGTTGCCGCGCTTAATAATCGGCATGATTTGCTCCGCCGAAGAACCAAAAAGTTTGGTGGCGTAGTACATCAAAGTGGCATCATCGGTACCGGCCTTGTGCGCGGCGTTCAATGCCCGGATTGCCTCCTCATAGGTGAAGGTTCCATCCTGCAAAGCCTTAAGACCGTAGCCCATCTTTGTTACGACAGCGTTGAACTCGCTACCACGGATTTTGGCGGCACCAAGGTTCTTGTTGAACTCCGCCATCGAGTGCGCGAGAGTCTCAAGACTCAAGCCGGAGGTTTCGGCCAGGGATTTCAACTCCTGCAACTTGCCAGTCGAAATGTTGGTGGCGTTGGAGATGTTCTGGAGGTTCTTGGCTTCAGCCGCCAGTTTGATGATGCCTGCGATGACTGCGGCAATGGCTTCGGCTACGATGCCAGGAAGCCCCAAGGCCGCCGCCATCATGCCGGAAGCACCACTCATGGCGAAACCAGCGGCGCGCTCGCCCATGCTGGCGGTGGGGGTAGAATGAACCCTGCTGTTGTATCCAACCTTCTGGGCATCCCTAAACTGCTTCATCAACTTCTGTACGCTACGACCAGCCTTCTCCAAGCCCTGCTCCATAGGCTTGCTGTCGATACCGAGCGTAGTTTTGAGTTCTTCGCTAGCCATTAGTTCTTGGTGTTGCTCCCTTTGAAGCGGTTGATGATGTTGTCGAAGTTATCGATCATATTCTCGTCATCGCTGGACACGACATCGATTTTCGCGCCGTTGTAGATCGCATGGGAGATGCTCATCCAGACGGCTTCACCTTCAGGCATGGTCCAGGCTTCTTCAAGAGTACAACCATTGCGGACATTGTTGGCTACGCAAGTAAGGGTCCACGGAATGTTGGCCTGCTTGTTAGAGTTTCCCTTGGACTTGTCGTGCTTGCTCCAAAGTTTAGGATAGGAAAGGCACTCGACCATAATGCCGATGATTTTTCCGGCGTTAACGGCGAGCCTTTTCTTGCTCATCCTCATACGATGAAGTTCGTAGTTTTCCCAGAAGGTGAACGGGCCAACCATATCCGACTTGTCGTAGGTGGACAAGATGCGAACAGCGATGATCACATCGTAAGGGGTGATTTCTACGCCCTTCTTCATGTTTACGAAAGGAGACTCGATGGCCTCAAGGATTACCCGGTGACGAAGGCAAAAAGCCTTCAGCGTCCTGCCGCAGACCTTATCTTGGTCTGGGAGGACGCTGATAGCCTTGAGATAACGAGCATCCATTCGGGATGCGCGCCTTTTAGGCGATTTCCTGGTACTTGATACCTTTGACGGAAACCTTGCGGTAGTCCTTGTTCACACCCTTGTCGTCAATCGACTTGAGGATATACTGAACGCCAGCGTAGGTGAACTGGGTGCCGTTCTCGGGAATGTTATCAGCAATCTTCAGAACGCCATCAAGGTTGATTTCCTTGCGGCGGTCATTGAGATGATTGGTGATCACAACGCCGTTTTCGTCAGCCACTTCGACATCCAGCGCGAAGGACTGGGTGATGTCGTCGGACTGCACCACCATGTAGGTCACGGAGTCACGAAGCCCGAAGAAAAGGGCAACACCATATTCGATAGGGGCGGGCATAGGAAGTCTTTGGAATTAGCGGGTTGTCAAGGGGAGGGGGGGAGCATGACAAAGACCGTGTACTCAAGCAGGTTGCCGTACTTGCGCTGGTGCATACCCTCCTCGTCCTGGTTCACCCAAAGGTCGTACAGGATGCCGTCCGTACCGAGCGTCCAGAGGGCTTTGAGGGCCGCCTTGTCGGACATATAGTTCTGGACGGTCTGGACCCGGGTGCGGTGCTGGTCGAGCGTGTCGTCGTCGGCGGAAGAATAGACACCGATCTCAAGGGTCACGGTGTAATTGCCATAGGGGTTGTTACCCAAGGCATCAACGGCGCGGCTGGCCTTGGCATAGACGGTGACCAGGGGGATGACCTTGGTTTCCGGCGTGATGCCCTTGTGGACGGCGACACCCGTGAGGGCGGCGGCGAGGTAGGCTTGGACCTTTTCCTCGACAATGGTACGGGCGGAATAGAACGGGATGCTCATTAGGTTGTTTCGATTTTAAAGCCATCTACCCCCTTGATTGCTTCAAGTAGGGTTCTGCCACCATCCTTCTTGCCTTTCAGCATATGGATGATCCTTACGCGCATGGCGAAGGCTCGGTGGTTATAAGCCTTTTGGAAAAGGTGGTATCCTTGGGTGTATCGGCGGGCAATCTTGTTGCCAATGGTGATTTCGCTAGATGCACCTCCAAGTTTCATGTCGCAGATGGCGTTGTCAGACCCCTGGTCCCTAATCCAAGCGGAAGTAGGCATAGGGCCAAGTTTAGCCCCAGCCCAGTACCACCCGGCCTTTAGTTTGCCTACGCGCTGTTGGGTCTTTTTGATGTAACGCTCGACCAACTTCCAGTCGCGCATGAAGAACTCTGGCTTTCGGTTCTTGCCGACACGATAGTGCTTAGGTCCACGAATAATCCTGTGAATAGCCCCAATCTGTCCCTCGGACTCTTGGAGCATGATGTTGCCGTCCCCCGACATATTTCCGTGTCGGCTCTGGATAAACTTATCGAACAGGATTTGAGTGGTGAAACCACCAGAGCCATCAAAAGCACCATTACTCCATACCATGCCCATAGAACCTGTGGCATAATTGCCAAAAAGCCACGCAGGAGAGTGGGGGGGAGGGGTTTCCTTCTTAGCCCTTACCCAAGCGTCAAAGATGCCTAGATCGCCACGCTGGGCCACAAGGCCACCCGCCGCCTGGGCTAGTGGGGCGAAAATCTTTCGGATGTCCCGGTTCACGGCGGCGCGCCCTTTGTCACGGGCTTTGTTGCCGAAGCCACCCTCGCCGCCCTTGGTGACGGCTGGTGCGGCCCCGGAAAACGGAGGATAGAAGTCGCAGACATCCTTGCACAGCCGCCTGGCTTCGTCCTTCAAGATTTCAGCGCACTTCTTGCGGCTGACCTTGGCGAACATGGCGATGTGCTGATTGAACTTGGTCTGGTCAACCTGTACATTGACCTCTACCGAAATGGTGATAGCCACTACTGCACCAGCGTCTGCACCTTGCAGATCACCCACGCCGAGGGAGGTCGGTCGGTGACCGTCATGATGCGGAACTGCTCTCCGTTGTAGGCGATGATGTTGCCGTGTGCGACAAGGCCGGGGTAGGCCACCAGACCCGACCGCAGGAACTTCACATCAAACGAGGTCGATGAAGTGAAGCCGCCAGTCTCCAAGTCCTGCATGATGGCGGGCTGGCTCATCAGTGCGTTGAGAGCCACAGGGGTGCCACCCGGCACATTCTTGACGGTGACCGCCTTGGGGATTTCCCCAAGGATTTCAAGGGCATCGGTCGCCCACTCTGCGGGAAGGTCTGCCATCTGGAATTAGCGGGGTGTCAACCAAAAGGGAGAAGCCCACCTCCTATGGCAAGGAGATGGGCCTCTCGGCATTGACGCATCGGGGTCGGAGTACCGCCCCCTAAACCGTCCGCTGATTAGGCGGTGAAGATGATGCGCTGGAGGGCGTTGGGGTTGCCAACGGAGGTACCCTGGAGCCAGACGGCCTGCATATTGTGGGTACCCATCTGCCAGTTGTAGAAGTAGCGGAGCGCGAAGGTGAAGCCGGACTCGGGGTCGGTCACATTCATCTGTTCGCCACCACCCGTGGTCGGGGCGGCAGGGACTCGGGTGACGATCACCAGACCCTCACGGCAGGAAGCGATGCCGTTCAGACCTTCCGTGGTCGGGGTGCCGAGGCCAGCGAAGCCGTTGAACTCGCTGACGGAGAAGCCGTGGAGTTTCTTGTCGATGGCGTTGTTCTGGATGACATCCGAGACGCCGTACGAGAAGGTCTGGGCAACGGACGGGTCCTGCACCAACTGGCCCAGCGCGTCCGGCGAGAGCAGGAGGGCGCGGTCGTTGTGAGGCAGGTTCGCCTTGGTGAGGTTCGTGGCGGCGGCGGCAACGGCCTTGCGGTCGAAGAGAGCCTGGGTGCCGTTGTAAGCCTTGGCGGAGAAGTTGGCGTTGGTCACCTTGCCGAGGACGGCCTTGAACAGGGACAACTGGATGGCGTTAGCCATCGGAGCCATGAAGAGGCGGCGGAGGCGCTCAAGGGAGAGCGTGGACGCTTCGAAGTCCGTGAAGGCGACATCCACATAGTCGGGTTCTTCAAGGGTGATGGCGACATCGGTCGAGTCGGCGTTGGTCGGGACATAGCCGTTAGCCGGGTTGTACTTCGAGGAGGTGAAGGAACCAGCGTAGCGGGTGTGGACCGTGGAGCCGCGCTCGGCGACATAGGAACCGAAGTCGGTGACGGCGATCTTGGTCAGCGGCACGAGTTCGGGGACGAGGGTGCGGAGGCTTTCCTCGGCAACGAGTTGGAGGGTCAAGCCACCAATGGAGTTGGACATATTAGTATATTACGGGGTTAGAGTGAGGGGAAAATTACTTGAGGCCGGAAGCGCGCAGGATGGCAGGGCGGTTAGCCGTGTAGAAGGCCGAAGCGGCCTTGGCATCCTTCTGCTTGAGGGCGACCCATTCATCGGCAACATCCTGGTCCGACTTGGCGGACACGGCGACATCGGCGGGGGAGACTTCGACCGGGTTAACGCCGACCGAGGCCACGATGTTAGCGGCCTTCTTGCCAGCGGACTCATGCGCGGCCTTCGCCCGTTCCAGTTCGGAACGGAGGCTGGCGATGAGGGTTTCCGAAGCGGCGAACTTCTCGGTGACTTCGGTGAACTTGGCGTTCATCTCGATGAGGGTGGCTTCCTTGGAGGCGACAACGCCATCCAGTTCGCTGATCTTGGCGGTGAGGGCCGACACTTCGGCAACCTTGGACTCGACCTCGGAGGTCTTGCCCGTGAACGCCGCTTGGAGGGCGTTGAACCGTTCTTCCAGGGACAGTTTGCTCATTTTGGAATTAGCAGGGTGTCAAGTTAGCCCTTGGTCTTTTCGTCCGTGATGATGGGGTTGCACCCCGGGTCATCGGGCAGTTCCTTTTCGCCTTCCTCGTCATCTTCTTCTTCGTCATCCGCCTTCTTTTTCTTCTTCTTGTCGCCGGAGATGGGGGCGGTGCCGTCCTCGTCCTTGCCCTGCTCGGGGGTGACTTCGGCGGAGATCGCCTTGGCGTAGGTGCCGATGTTGCCGACCGAAGGCTCCGCGCCCTCGTAGGCTTCGTAGATGTCCTCACCGATGTACATGAGCAGGTCATCGAGGGAGTCCTTGATGCCCGTGACCAGCAACTTGGCGGCGGCTTGGCGACCAGACCAGCATTGACCCTGCATATCCTCGACCTTCGCCATCGTGCGGACCGAGGAAACATCCATGATGAACCAGTCGTGCGTTTCCTTCACATCGGCGAGGAACAGGGCTTTCTGCTCGGGAGTCGTCTCGGTGCCGGGGTAGCCAGCGGCCTTCGCCCAGCCAGACTTGAACAACTCGACCTTGTAGCCTTCCATCTCGTACGCCTTGGCTTCGTTGAGGAAGCCCATGAAGCAACCGATGTTGCCGACGATGGACGAGCCGCTGACCCAGACCTCATCGCATTGCGAGAGGAGCCAGAAGCCTCCGGAGCAAGCCTGCTTGCAGGTCCAGCCGATAGTGCGCTTCTTGCACTTGCGGATGCGCTTGGCGAGTTCGGGAACGCCAGTCACCGTACCGCCAGGGGAGTCCACATCGAAGATGATGACCTTGATGTTGTCGTCACGCTCGGCATCCTCCAGCATCTCCTCGATGTCCTCGACATCGCAGGAACCAGTCATCTTGTCGATTTCGCTGATGCCGCAACCGATGACACCCTTCACGGGGATCACGGCAAGGCCAGCGTTCTTCGCCATCTTGGGGCGCGGACCAAAGATGAGTTCCAGCGTATCCTCGATGTCGGAGTTGGCTTGGATGGCGGTGGGGTCGAACTGGGCGACCCGTTCAAGGTGGGACTTGGCCTTGTAGGACTCGATGAGCATCGGAGTCCCGTTGTGGTAGGCGGCGTGAAGGTTATTCATCGGAAGGGTCGTTTAGGGGGTCGGGACCAACATTAGGGTCGTCCGGGTCGGCTTCGATCTTCGCACCGTCATCCATAGCCTCCTTCTCCTTCTCGTCATCGCTCTTGTAGGCGGCATCGACATCGGAGGGAGCCACATTCTCGGGCATGATGGCGGACGAGACTTGGAGGCCAAACTCTTCTGCGAGTTGCTTGAAGTGTGCCTTCTCGGCGAACAGTTCACGGGCGACAGCCTTCGGGTCGTTGCCCATCTCCAGTTGGTGCTGGGTCCAAGACTTGAGGCCAGCCTTGATGTCGGCGCGGTTGGCAATGGCATCGCGCCCGGTGTCCACGGTGACACGGCGGGGGGTCGTCCATTGGACTCGGTGCCAGTAGTCGTTGGCGGGGATGATGCCATCCTTGATGGCGTTGCCGATGACATAGCCCCAGACAGGGGTGAGGAACCGCTGGATGAGGATGGACTGACGGTGCTGGAACTTGCGGTCAGCCTTGGCGATGATGAGTCGAACGGACGCTCCACCAATCTTGGTCGGGTCGTAAGTGAACTCGTAGGGCAGGAAGCCCGACAGCGAGTCACGGATGAGATGGTCGATGAAGCCCGTGAACGCTTGGTTCGGGCGGTTGGACTCAAAGGACTCCAACTTCTCGCCTGGGGCAAGGGACAGGATTTTGCCGCCGATGAAGGTCGAGGCTTCATTGGGGTCGGTCAGCCCGTTGTTGCCGTAGTCCTGCGGACGCATCCCGAAGGCTTCAAAGTCCGATTGCGAACCGTCAAACTGCGGGTTCTCACGGGTGATCGTGCGGGTGATGTCCGAACTGGTCTTAACCGCCAACTTCTCCAGCGACAAGATTTCCATCATGTCGATGATGTTGTTGATGCTGTGCTGAAGCGGGCTGTAAGCGCGCGCGCCGGAGGCTAGTTCCGGCTCGTACAGGTGCAGGACGGCGTTGGCGGGAACCTGTCGGCTGGAGCCGTCCGAACGCAGGATGTTGTAGTAGACGGGCGCACCGTAGGGTCCGAACATGATGCCGTCCACCATGCCAGGAGGCGGGGCACCAGAGGCGGCGTTGCCGACACGGTGGGACTCGATGACCTGCAACTTGGGCGCACCACCGGGACCACTGGTCTTGACGATGAAGCACTCGCCGTCTCGGTCCATCAGACGGCAGACAATATGCTGGAGTTCAAAGAGCGAGTAGCGTCCCGTGATATCTGTGTTCTTCTCCGCCCATTCACGGAAGTAGGCTTCGGCGGCATCGTCCCAAACCTCATCGCCGGACTCCGCCTGCGGCTTGATCACAGAACCGACCGAGTACAATGCCATGTCCCCAATCGCCTGTCGGATGAGGCCCGCATTGAGTTCCAAGTACCGCATCCTGCGGGTCGTCTCCATGCGGTCGAACACCGTCATGGTCTTTTTGAAGTCCTGGGGCCAGGACGACCAGATCCAAGAACGCTTGTTGCTGAACTTGGCTGACTCGAAATTGCTGAAGATACCCGGCCCCGCGCTCGCCTGCTTCTTCGGCGTGAAGTCCCCCGCCTTCGGAAGCGTGGGCTTCTCGGCGCGGACTACGGGCGTTTTCTTCTTCTTGCGGGGGGCGTTGCTCATTACATCGAACGGAAGTTGTTAAGGCCGTTGTAGACACGAACCTTATCGACCTGCCCATACTTCTGGGGGTCTTTCAGTTGCAGGGCGTAACGGGCCTCAAGCATCACCGTCTGGATGTCGATGGGCCAACCTTTCACCACGGAGGTACCCGAGTCGGTGTACTCCATCATGGTCTTGCCCTCTTTCAGCAGGGCGACCGCGCGCGCAACGATGTCCTCGATGTCGGCAATCGACAAAATCGTGAAAATACCAGTTGCTCGTGCCATTTGGAATTAGCCCGATGTAAAGACAGGGGTCGGCGGTTCACACCTTGCGCCACTAGAGCCACCAATGACACCCCATGAGCGTGAACCGCCGACTGGTAGGGAACC